CCCCCCGGGCATCCGCTGTGCCGGTGTGCAATCGGGCCGTACATGGCGTCACTGTCCGAAATCAACCCGGACGACCCCGGTGCGGTCGACGACCTGGCGGGCTGACCGACGACCAATCCACGAAGGGCCGCACCGATCGGTGCGGCCCTTTCGCATGCCCGGAGGAGGCGACGTGACCGCTCCCGACCTCCTTGAGGTCTACGCCCCGATCACGAAGAAGGAGCGGGACCCGAACACCGGCCGCCTGCACGTCTACGGCAAGATCACCGGCCCCGACCTGGACAACGACCAGCAGCGCATGGACCCGGAATGGCTGAAGACCGCCGTTCCCGACTGGTTCCGCCGCGGGAACATCCGCGAAGGCCACGACTACCGGCGCGCCATCGGCAAGGCGTTGGAACTCGAAGAGAAGGACGACGGCTGGTACATCGCTGCGAAGGTCGTCGACCGCGAGGCCGCAGAGAAGATCGAGGAGGGCGTCCTCAACGGCTTCTCGATCGGCATCCGCGGCTGGGGCCTGGACCGCACCAAGGCCGATGCCCCGAACGGGGTCGTAGTCTCGGGGAGGATCTTCGAGACTTCCCTAGTCGATGCCCCGTGCCTGGGTAGCGCGACGATCTCCGAGCACTGGACCGTCCCGCTGGCCAAGTCGGACGGGGCCGGGAACCTGCTGCTCATCGACGATCCCGTGCTTGTGCGCACCGCGTCCCCGACGTCCCCGACGTACGGCCTTCCCGTCGAGCTCTTCGACCGCCTCGCGTCCCCCGTCAAGCAGGCCCTCGCCGACCTCGCCGCGTCCGGCGCGCAGGTCGCCGCCGAACCGGCCGAGGCGACTGCGCCCGATGTCGTGAAGTCGGAGTCCGCCGACGCCCCAACACCCCTGGTGGTGAACGTGACCGTGCAGACGGCCGAGTACGTGCCGGACCTGGTCAAGTACACGGCCCAGCAGAAGCGCGACGCGCTCGCGGCGGGCCAGGCCATGAAGAACCCGGACGGGAACCCCGCATACACGATCAAGACGAAGTCGGACCTGCGCAAGGCCATCAAGGCCGTGGGGCGCGGTGGGGCTGACCACGACGCAATCAGGAAGCACATCGCGACCAGGGCTCGTGCCCTCGGATTGGAGAGCATGGTGCCCGAGAACTGGAACGCCGACGGGACGCTCAAGGACGACGCAGCGAAGGCCGACGCCGCCACAGTCGAGAAGGCTGAGGCGCTGCTGCGTGAGGTGCGCGCGCTCGTGCCGGACCTCGCGAAGGCCGACGGCGAGGACGGGGGCGGCCCTGACGGCACGGACGGCGACGGCGACGAGTCCGGCGACATCGCGGGCGCGCAGGAAGCCATCGCCGTCATCGCCAAGCTGATCGTCTCCGAGGCCGAGTCGCTCGCGCTGGGCAACCTCAACGAAGCCTGCGACATCGCGCTGCTGCTCGACGCCGTGCGCGCCCTGAAGTGGTTCCAGTCCAACGAGCGCGCCGAGCAGTCCGGCACCGACGGGGCCGTGATGATGCTCGCCGACGCGGCCGCCGAGGGCGAGGACCTGCTCAAGGCCGACGGGAAGAAGAACCCGAACCTCGCGCCGCCCTTCAAGGAGAAGGACGACGGCGAGGACGAGGACGAGGCTGACGGCGAAGACGGAGACGGGTCCGAGGCGGACGACGCCGACGACGGGAAGCCCGCAGTCAAGAAGAAGACTGCGGCCAAGACCGCCGCGAAGGCCGACGGCGCACCCGAAGGCGAGCCGCCCCTCACCAAGGCGCAGGCCGCCGACATCGTCAAGGCCGCCGTCGCCGCAGCCCTCGCGAAGAACGACACACCCCAGACCCCTCCGGCCGAGCAGCCGGAGACCGTGACCAAGGCAGACCTCGCCGACATGGTCAAGACCGCCGTGGCAGAGGCCAGGGCCGCCGACGAGGAGCGCCTCACCGCGCTCACGGTGGACCTGGCGAAGGCCAGCGCGTTCGAAGCCATCAAGGACCTGCCGCAGCCGGGCGGCCCCGCGCTCACCCGCACCGCCGCCCAGCAGGGCGCAGCCACCAAGTCGGACTCCGACGTGCTGCGCACCCAGGCGAACGAACTCCTGGCCAAGGCCGAGCAGTTCTCGGCGAACCGGGACCTCGCCCAGGGCTACCGCGACCGGGCACGCGCGCTGCTCGCGAAGGCCGCCGCGTAACCCCCCAGCGCCACCCCCACCGACCATCCGGCCCCGTATCAGCGGGGCCTTTCGCATGGAAGGAGCAGAGCTCATGGCTCTGCCCACGAACGTCGAGCTCATGTTCGGCGAGTCCCCGGAGTCCGCGAAGCTGTCCAAGGCCGAGGTCTCCGAGCGCTTCGACGACCTGGTCAAGTCCATCAAGAACGTGCCCGAGCGGGAGCTGACCCGCGAGGAGATCGTCACCAGCTTCAAGGCCGGCCACGCGATCGACTTCTCGCCGCGGCCGGCCAACGCCATCGAGTACCTCCAGAAGGCGCTCGGCGCGCCGGACCTGGTCAAGTCCATGTCGCCGGACGCCGTCGCGTCGGTGGCCGCGGCGCTGGACGCCCTGAAGGGCCAGCAGCCGGACCTGGTCAAGGACATCAACCTGACCTCCCCGGTCGGCACCGGCCTCGTTGCGTTCGACCTCGAGGCGCCGGCGAAATTCCTCGCTCCCCGTCCCACCCCGGTCAGCAACCGGACGCCGCGGATCAAGGGCTTCGGCACCAGCCACCGCTTCAAGGTGATCTCCGGGATCACCGGCTCGGGCACCGGCGGCGTGGGCAACATCCACCCCGGTATCGCCGACAGCACCCAGACGAACTTCGCCCCCTCGGGCGCGAGCAACTCGCTGTACTACGCTCGCGGCCCGAAGATCGCGTACGCGGGCTACGACGTCGTGCTGCCGCACTCGCAGTTCAGCATGAGCGATGAGGTCACTTGGTCTGCCCAATATGCAGGTCAGGGGTACCAGGATATCAGGCAGTTGTCACGCACCAGCCTGCTGTACGCCAGCAAGCTGATGGAGGAGCGGATGCTCCTGATGGGTCGCGGCACCGCGTCCGGGTACGCCGGGGCGATCGCCGCACCCACCGGCACCTCGCTGGTGGACAACACGATCGCGGGAACCCAGGTCGCCCTGACCGGCTACACCACGAACATCTACGTGTACGTCACCTCCGACGCGGGCGCGTTCGGCGAGTCCGTCGTCAGCACCGTGGCCACGATCGCGCCGACCGCCGGCCACAACGTGGTGCTGCGCCTGACCGACGTCCCCGCGGCCCTGGGCTACAAGGTGTACATCGGCACCGGCGCATCCCAGCCCGCGAACTCCGCGTTCTTCCTCTACGGCCGCTTCCCGAACCAGTCCGCGAACGGCGGCGGCGCGGGCGGCACCGGCATCGTGCTGCAGGGCGCGATCCCCGTGGCGGGCGCGAACCCGCCCACCGCCGACACCTCCGCCTACTCGGCGGGCTACGACGGCATCCTGGCGTGGACCATGGGCACCTCGTCCGGCTACAACGTCAAGCTGAACTCGGCGTTCGGCACGGCGACCCCCGGCGGCGAGTTCCAGACCGCGTTCGCCAGCCTCTACAACTCGGTCAAGGCCGACCCGGACCGGGTCATGTTCAACGGCGCGGACCGCAAGCAGCTGAGCGGGACGCTGAAGACCGGCGAGGCCAACAACTACGTCCTGCAGGTCACTCAGGACCAGGTGGCCGGGGTGACCCTCGGTTCCGTCGCCGTCGCGATCGTGAACGAGACCACGGGCAAGCACGTGGAGATGGAAGTCTCGCCGTGGCTGCCGCAGGGGGTGTGCCCGATCGTCTCGGACACGCTGCCGATCCCGGACAGCCAGGTCTCCAACGTGTGGGCGGTGTGCAACGTCCAGGACTTCATGGGCATCGACTGGCCGGTGACCCAGTTCGCGTACGAGTCCAGCTCGTATTGGTACGGTTCTTTTCTCTGCTACGCCCCCGGCTGGAATGGGTGCGTTTCCGGAGTAAGCGCCGGCTGAGCAATTCCCGCACCCGCAGCGGTGTCGGCGGGTTCATCTAGAATTGCAATATGGATGAATTCGGCTTATGCCGCTGCGGGTGCGGGAATCCGACGAAGATAGCCCCGAGAACTTACACGTCACGCGGGTGGGTCAGGGGTCAGCCTCA